CGGCACCTAAGCCGGTCACGTTCCCCAAGATGAGGAGTGCGGCGGTGTTCTTCAGTCTGCACCCGTTGCTTTGGAACGCTCCGAGTGCTGACGATATTGAAAAACTCAGCGAGGCCAAGAAGGCGTCGGTGGCGGAGATCATCAAGGTCTACGGACCGATGAAGGCGATGTTTGAGCGGTTGCCGACGAGGACCAAGGAGAAGATCGCGTTGTCGCCGGAGTTCAAGCAACTGCAATCCGGTTCGAGTCCGACATCGCAGCCGGATGTCGAAGATAACCACGACGATGACGTCCCGTTCTGAACAGTTCCAAACCAATCAATCAATATGCTCAATTCAATTGACATTAAGGGCCTAAAAGGGGTCACGACGAAGATCGACAACTTCCGAACGATCAACGTTATTGTCGGAGACAACGCCTGCGGGAAGACCGCTGTACTGGACGCCATCAGGATTTGCTTGATCGGCTATGTCCCGAGGTACGGTAAGCAGTCCACCTCGGCGCTAGCCTCCGGCAAACGGATGCACGTTATCGGGGAGTTCGAGACGTACGTCCGGAAGATGCATTGGGAAGGGGTTAAGCTGTCCCATTCATGCGTCCCTACTGTCCCATTTGATCCAGCTGAATCGTTGGACCTGACTGAGTTCGAGTCGAAGACCAAGGCTGACAAGGTCAATTACCTGTTATCCAAGATCCCGGCTGACGCTGGCACCCCGGCATTTGAAACCGTGATCAAGTCCATTGCGCTGGCTGTACAGAGCCAGGGCGGAAAGCAGAAGGTGGTTGATGCCCTGACAAGGGTGGAGGCCGCGACCGTGTTTGAGGCCATGACCGCGTACCGTGAGGTGGCTGATAGTCGTGCCTCAAAGGCGAAAGCGGAGATTGAAACGATCCGCAGGGTGGCAGCGCATGCCGAGACCAACATGTCGGAGGGTGGGATTGTTGATGTCATTCAGGATCCAACGGCTGAGATTCATAGGCTGTCAAAGGAGATCAAAGGGTCCGAGAACGAGCGATCCTGGATGCAGACCGAACTTGCGTCGAAGTCGGAGAGTCTTGAGCAAACGGTTGCCTTGGCTAAAGAATTAAAAGCCAATACTGCTAACGAGGCCTCCGGCTGTCCGTGTCCGACTTGTGGTGCCAAGCGCAAACCGTTGGATGAGGTTGAGATTAAAAAGCTGCACGACCAGACGGAGGCCAAGCTTAACGATATGAGGGTAACTGTCAGGGATATGAGAGATGCGGTTAATGTTCTTACGTTGAAGGTGGCCGAATCCAAGGCTGAAACGGCCGTCTTGGTTGGGCTGTTGGCGGAGCAGAACCTGATTCGGGATAGGTGGATCGGGAATCAGGGCAAGCAGTCCGTGATCGATGAGGCGAAGGTCAAGCTTGACCAGCTTATTGATTTTCAGATTGCTTGGAAGGAAGCGGCTGAAGAGATCAAGGCACAAATCATCGAGGTCACCAAGAATGGGATCGGGGCGGTACTGCGTTCAGCCAACAGGTTGATCTATGCGGTGGTCGGATTCACGATTGAGTACAACGGGGTTGAGTTCGTTAAATTTGACGAAGAGCACTCGTACAAGTTCATGTCGGATTCGGAGCGGGCCGTGGTTTCGGCTGGGTTGCAAATGGCGTTTTCCGCTAGCTCACGCAACCGGATCATGGTGATAGATGAGCTCGCTGTTCTGAGCGAGAAGAACTATGCCAGGCTGATGGTGGCTGTTCGTGATCTCATTCAGGACGGAGTCATCCACCAGTTCTTTGGGGCGAGGCCAAGCAAACCGCCCGTTGTCGAAGGGGTAGACGTCGTGATTATCGATCAAGAAAGGAAAAACCTGTGAACCAATTAACTGAAGAGCAGCAAGCGGTCGTTGATTGTCGTGACCGTATTGTTTGTGTGGCGGCAGTCCCTGGGTCCGGCAAGACGACCACTGTGTGTGCGATGGTCAACCAATGGATGGGGGAGAATTCGGGCAAGAAAGCGGTGGTGATCACATTCACGACGGCCTCTGCCGGGGACATCCGTAAACGGATTGGGAATTCGGGCGTCCACTTCATCGGCACAGGCCATGCGTTCTTCCTGAAAGTCCTGAAGGAGTTCGGGCACCTGATTGGGTTGAGTCGGGAGCTGTCGGTGCTTACTCCGGAGATGGCGACGATCATCATGCGGGAGACGGCGGTTCTTTTCAAAGCCGACATCCCGAACACCAAATTGTTTGAAGAAGCCAAGAAGGGTGAGTTCCTGACTGCGGTTAAATCTGAGGATCCAGATCTCACACCGAAACGGCTGGTTGCCATGGCCTATCATCGGAGGATCGTTTCCGAAGGGTTGATCGACTACGATTCGATTATTACGTTTGGCCGGCATCTGTTCGAGGTTCACCGTCCGGTGGATGTGGAGCTGCTGGTGGTGGACGAAGCGCAGGACTTGTCAGACCGTGACTGGGCCGCCTACCGGGCGATCAAGCCGGGGCGTGCTGTGTTCGTTGGGGATCCCGATCAATCGATTTACGAGTGGCGTGGGGCATCGCCTAAGTTCTTCCTAGCCGTCTGCAACAAGCCGACGACCACGCTTAAGGCGTTGACGATGAACTTCAGGTTCGGACCGAGGATCGCGTTTGTGGCCAACAAACTGATCGTCCACAACAAGGAACGGGTACCGAACAGTATCGTCACCCATGAGTTGACGGAGAACAAGATCTACGTGGAGCATCCAGTGGATACCAACGAAGAGGTGTCGATGGCGTTGGCCTGGGCCAAGAAGAATCCAACCAACTCGGCAATCATCTGCCGGTGGAACGCGACCGTGCAAAGCATCCGGGCCGCGCTGAAGGACAACAACGTGAGGACCATTGGTGGTGTCTCCAGTCGTCCACCGGATTGGGCTAATGCAATGGCTAGGTTGGGCATCCTGGCAAACCCATACGCGAAGGAGATTACCTACCAACAGGCGGTCGTGGAATTTGGCAAGGAGAAGGCCAACTTGCTCCGATTGGAATCGACCAAGACAAACACGCCGCTGGCCTATCTGTGTCCTGGGTTTTATCCAAAGGATCTGTTGGAGAACCAACCGGACGCCGAAGAAATCATGTCGGTTGCGATTGGATTGCTTGAGGAACAGGCAGGCATTTCAAGGGAAACGCTGTCGATGATTGACGAGATCGTTGGAACGTTGGCTGATACGTCATCCGTTGATGAGTTGTTACTGGCTATGGCAGAGACGCAGCCACAGCACAACGGAGAAGGGGTAATGGTTTCGACGATTCATCGGGTGAAGGGACTGGAGTTCGACCACATCTTCCTCCCGAGCTGGACGCAGAAGGATTTCCCGAGGGTTCGGTCTGAAGGGATCGTTGAGGAGGAAGAGCGACGGCTGGCGTATGTTGCCTTGACTCGGGCTCGGAAGACTGTTTCTATCAGTGCTCCGCTGAACGTCGAAGGACGCGTCAGGGAGCAGAGCGTGTTCCTTACTGAAATGTTGGGTTAGCAAAAATTCGGTTACCAATCAAAAATATGTCAAAAGTAGAATCAACTCCGGAGAATAAGATCCGGCACACCCAGTTTACCCAGGCGTTCTCGATGGCGTTTGAGGATAAGTTCGAGATGAAGTACCACCATCAGGGAGGTAAAGACGGAAGTCCGTTGAAGGCGTTCCTGATTACGGCCCCCGATGTGACCTGCGAGCAGTTCATTGCTGTCGCTAAAGCCTGTTGGTCTGGCAATGACAATTGGTTGAAAGGGATCAGTTCTATTTCAGATCTCTGCGACCGATGGAACAGAGCTGTGATGAAGTACAATCCGGCGGCGAAACAAAAGGAAGGTGGCGCTTGGTGAACTGCATGCATTGCTACTGTTCTGGTGGACCTGTTTGCGGTTCGTGCTCGGAGGTTCACGAACGTTGGTGGGGATTGGTTCTCCCTAAACCCAGTGTCTTTCGGAAGACTGAGATAGACCGGCTTAAAAGAGAATGGCCCGGGCTATCCTCAGCATACGATCAGGTGTTGGCCTGGACCCCTAAGAGCAAGAAAGGGCTTGTTCTCCACGGGGAAACAGGCCACGGAAAGACGCGATGTACGTGGGTGATGCTCCGGAAAGTGTACGATTCAGGATACCGGCTAAATGCATTTACCGGCACAGGGTTCGCCAACGATTGTTCCGAGGCGTTCTTTGCGGGGCATGGCGCTGAATGGTCGAGGCAAATCTCCAAGTGCGACATCCTGTTCATCGATGACATTGATAAGGCAAGTTTCACTGATCGTGTGTCATCTGAAATGTTTAACGTTATAGACTCACTTACTTCAAACGGTGGGAAGTTAATCGTTACCACCCAAGTAAAAGGCCAGGAGTTTGTTGACCGGTTCAAAAACCAATCAACTGGAGAACCGCTTCGCCGAAGAATCTCCGAGTTTTGTACAGCAATCCCGTTTAACCTATGAGTGATGACTGGATTATGCCAGAGGTGACCCCGATCTCCGGCAATAGCGCGTCGGTGGCAGATCTACCGCCTCATAGTGAGGAGGCTGAGAAGGGTGTTCTTGGCTGTGTCATGGTGGCAAGTGAACCTGGATCAACGATGTCGGTCTGTGCGTTGACCTTCCCGTCTGGTGCTGACGTGTTCTACGTCGATGCCTGCCGGCTGACGTACACCGCGATGTTGGCGATGGTCGAGGCTTCAGTTTCGATTGATGTCATCACGCTATCGAACCAGCTGAAGAAGGCTGGTGATTTGGATAGGGTTGGCGGCCTAGCCTTCCTGACCGGGCTTCAGGATGCGACGCCGAGCGCTGCTAACCTGGGCCACTACGCTTCGATTGTATCGGAGAAGTACACCCGGAGGCGTGTCATTGCTGAGGCTGTCGCGCTCATTGGGTCGGCCAAGGCTCCAGGGTCAACCATTGGAAGCATCGACCTTGGGGTTTCGTTGGTGGCGATGGCCGCCTCTGCGGTTGTTAAAAAGAATCACACGATCAAGGAGTTGACGAGATGTGTTATCGATAAAGTAAGCGAAAAACACAATTCTCCTGAGCCAACGGGGCTTATGACAGGGATCTACAGGTTCGACGCGATGACTGGAGGATTGACCAATACTGACAAGTGGGTCATTGCGGCCCGGCCATCCATGGGCAAAACGGTGATGGGTGCCACGATCTGCAAAAACGTAGCCTTTCGACACCTAGACCGTGGAATGGCTTCCTTTATGACCTTGGAAATGTCTCCGGAGCAGATAACTCAAAGGATGGTAGCAAGCGAGGCCGAGCTTAATTTCAGGGACATCAGGTCATTTAAGGAGGACGAGTTCCGTAAGTTAACGGTAGCCTGTGCGAAGATCGGCAAGGCGAACATAAACATCCTGTCTGCGCGAGGGTGGGGGATGCTTCAAATCATCGCCCAAGCCAAGGCATGGAGGGCGGACAAGGGCCTATCGGTTTTGGTAATTGACCATTTCGGCCTAATCCAAGCGCCAGACTTCGGTCGCCGCCGGCCAGACCCGGTTGAGGTGGCCACGTACAACAGTCGCAGGATGGCGGACCTGTGTGAGGCGGCTGGATGCCCGGTCATCATTTTACACCAGATGAACCGCAGCGTTGAGTCGAGGTCTTCCAGTGATCCGAAGATGAGTGATCTATCGCAGTCTGGTGCCATTGAGCAGGATGCGGACCTTGTCAGCTTCCTGTACCAACCGGACGGCGGTGCAGACGGGAGGGTTCACGAGCCCACGGTCAAGACGATGATGACGGTTACGAAAAACCGTGACGGTGAAACTGGAAGCATTCCACTTTTGTTTTTCAGACGATGGTCAGTTTTCAGGGATGCTCCTGTTGACATTCCAGATTGAGCCGTCATTGTTTGAATGTCAATAAAAGCAGTTAAAACAATTAAACACAAATCGATATGAATAACGATCCGAGTGATACGAGTGATCAAGTGATTGGCCTGGTTAATTCGCTTCTGTTGCAGAAGCGAGAATCCATTAACAGGATGGAACAACAAGTTGAGGTCACCACCCTGAATCTCAGGCTGGTCATACAGAAGGATGGTGGGAAGACCACCTACAAAGCGAGGCTTAAAATATCCAACGGGGATGACAATGTCGAGATCATCCGAGGGGAAAGTGGGGAATGCATTGGTCAGCCAAAGTTTGGTCGTAAGATCAAGGTTGCTCAAAACAAACCCGAACCGGCCACTGCGGTTCAGTCCTAACCAGAACAAACCTGATGAATAACATCGTTGACTTGGTTGGTAAGGTCGTTAGGTCAATGGCCGTTCACCGCTCCGATGTTGACGTCACGGTCGTTGAATCATCGGATGCCGACACTGTGCTCATCACGGTGTCGGCAACTGACATGCCTAGAATTCTTGGCCGAAGGGGCAAAACGTATTCGGCAATTAAGAGGCTGATTGAGTTGGTGAATCATCCTGTTCGGAATAAAGTTTACCAGCCATGCGGACAGTTGTTCCAAAAAAAGGGGACCATTCAGTTGGGGCTGCCAACTCAGAACTACATTAGCGGACCAATTAAAAGCGAAGATGCCAAAAGTGTGGTTGGCTTGGTTCGGTCGATCATTGATTCTATTGACAACTGTGGAGAGTTAAGTGTTTCAATCGCAGATCAAGGCCACATTGCGGTGGTTAATGTAGAGTCTGATATACCGCTAACGGGTGAATCGGTACAGATCACATCCAAGATTCTGTCGGTGGTATCAATGACTGTCGGGAAACACATCACAATAAATGCAGGTCCAAGAAATCAACGGGGAGCCACTGAGGTTCCACGTTTTGAGTCAGACCAGATCTGAAAGGCTACACCTCGTTGACCTAGAAGAATGGGGTGGGTCTGGCGTTTGCTCGTGTGAAACGTTCACCTACCGGACACTACCGAAAGTTTTCAAGGGAGAAAAGAAGCAGGGGTATGGGACCGATTGCAAACACATCATCGCAGCAAAGGTTTTCTTCGCTGAAAAGATCATCAAACAGATCATTCAAGTCAGCAAGGAAGCCGGCGCTTTGGCTAAGAGCAAGAGGGCTTTGGTTCTCAAAGAAGCCAAAGTCCAAGATGAGGACCGGTTTTAAAAGGAAACCAACGGATCCTATCTACAAGAAATCAAGGGTTGAGTTCTTGCTAGCCAATCCGGTTTGTGCGTGCGCGAAGGAACTTGGTTGCAAAATGAAATCAACTGATATTCACCACATGCATGGCCGACTTGGTAAGCTTTTGAACGATCAAAGCAAGTGGCTGGCAGTTTGTCGTCAAGGGCATGATTGGATTGGCAGCAACATCAGCAAGGCAAGGGAGTTTGGTTGGATTTGTGAAAAAGGATTATGGAACAAACAATGATCATTGCCTGGGATCCAGGAAATTCCGGGGGATTCGCTGTTAAAGAGGGTGGAGTTATTCACGTCGTTCCAATGCATGACGACGAGTCCATGTTGATTGGTTTCCTGAAATCGCTTCATGATCGCGGGCATCGGACAGTCTGGTACGAGAGCCAGACGTATTGCACTGGTGTTCGGGTTTCAGCGTTCACGATGGGTAGGTTTGGTGAGGGCCTTGGATTCTGCCGTGGCGTCATGGCTGCAATTGGTTTCAATATCATTCCAGTTACGCCACAAGCGTGGCAAAAGCATCTTGGAATCCAGAAGGGTGAGAAGATGAAGAAGAATAAGGGGATGACCCAGGCCGAACGGGATGCAGTGGACGCTCACAACGCTCCGTTAAAAGTCAAATGGAAGAATGACCTTAAGGAAGCTGCGATCAAATTCTTTGGGGGTAAGCTAACGCTTAAGACGGCTGATGCTGTTCTTGTTTTAAAGTACGCAATCGAGAAGGAAATAGCCAATGGAACCAAACGATGAGAAAATAACAACCGGCCAGCGTAACGATAACTTCAAGAAAGAATGGTACTCCAAGAAGCGTGTCGTCCGGTCTGCGATGGAGAAGCTTGAGTGGTCTGAGGTTAAGTCAGTCCAGACAAAGTTTGGGGAACGGTTTAGGAGGACGTGCTGGATTTCTGAAGATGATTCCGTTTGGTACAAGAGCCAGAAGCCACGACTCGAAGGACTTGGGATAACGATTCACAAGAGTCCAGGGGCTAGTGGTTCGCATTGGCACTATCTGGCGTGGTGGTCTGACCCGAATGACCGTTCTGCTTCTCACAAAACAACCTTGTCCAAGTCTCGGGAGACTGATGCCGAAATCAGCATACCGGTTCCAGATGGACTGGAGCTTCGTGGGTTCCAGAAGGCTTGCGTGTCATTTATGCTTGGTCGGCCGGCGACGCTGATCGGAGACGACATGGGTGTTGGAAAGACCATTGAGTTGATCGCCTACGTGAACGCGATGAACAAGAGCAAGCGTGCGCTCAACAGGATACTGATCGTGGTCCCACCAGTTGTCCGAATCAACTGGACGTTGGAGTTAAAGAAGTGGATCTACGACAAAACCCATACCATTGGGATCGCTTTTAAGGATTGGCCGAATACTGAGATTGTGGTAATCGGTTATTCTATGGCATCGAAGTTCCTAGACCAAGTGATCAACACTAGCTGGGATCTGGTTGTGCTTGACGAGGCCCACTACGTTTCAAACCGAAAGGCGAAGACCACTAGGATCATCTTCGGCTACATCCCGAAAATTAAGGAATGCCTTTCGTTATCGATGCCTGGAGTGACGACCAAGTACCGGGTGGCTATGACTGGGACGCCGATTCCGAACAAGGTTGAGAACTGCTACTCGATTATCCGCTGGCTGGATCCGGTTCGGTGGAACGACTGGGGAAAGTTCTACTTCAATTACTCCGGAAATGGTGGCTATTTGTCGGACGGCCACATTCGGGCGAACATGTTGCGGCTGCAAGACACCCTTCGGAAGACAATAATGATTCGTCGTGAGAAGGCGGACGTGGTCTCCGAACTGCCGCCGATCAATCGACGGATGCATGTGATTCCGCAGGACGAGGTGGCCGGGTGGCGTTCCTGTCAGATGGAGATGCTGAAGATCATGAAGTCCGACTGGTCCAACAAGGCGATGGACCGGAAGGCCAGGCTGGAGATCGCGAAGTGCATCGGGACAGTTGACGAGATCTACGCTGCATCGGAGGCCCTGAAGAAAAGCATGGGCGAGCTGGAGATGGTGTCTGGTGACGCAATGCAGAACGTCGGGATCACGAAGGTCCCGATCATCGCCAAGATGGTGAACGAAGAGTACGCCGATAAACGAATCCTAGTGGTCGCCCACCACCGGGAAGTGCTCGAACGGCTGCACAAAGAGATCCCAGGAAGTTCTCTGATCTATGGATCCACCCCAAATTCAGACCGGCAACGGCTGATCAACAGCTACCAGAACACGAACGCCAACCGGGTGTTGATCATGCAGATCGTGATGGCCATTGGGGTGACGTTGACCAAGGCGGACATGGTGATCTTTGCGGAGGGTTCTTGGCTTCCGTCGGTCATCTCCCAAGCTGAATCTAGGCCGCATCGGATCGGAAGGACCGAACCGGTGGACGTGGTGTGGCCAGTCGTCAGCGGTGGGATCGACATGTTGCAGGCTCAGAGGGTCATTGCCAAGCAGCAGACGATTGATTTGGTGCTGAACCTCAACACCAAGGATGGGGATATTGAGCGTGAACCGGTTATCCCGCAACCAGGGATCACATTACTGGCCAGTAAGGTATCCGATCAATCGCAGAATTTCAGGTCACCTGAGGCCATTGAATCCGCTGTGTCATTTGTGAAGAAGATGGCGGCATCGAAGTCCAATGAAGTGAATTCAAGGATCTGTCGGATGATCGTTGAAATACCTATGTGCTCTAGGCTGGCTGTGTTGGTCAACGAGATCAGAAAGCAGGACGATCAGGATTCCCAACCGTAGGTCTCTCCGTTGTCTTTGGCCCAGCAGGTCTTGGTTTCCACCCGTGAAGCGAGGCGCACGTTACACCAGCAACCCAGCTGCGTACTTGTCCCAGTGATCATCTCCCCCGGGTTCCCGCAGCTCATCGTTATCCGAGCCTTGTTGTGAATCACGGCCATCGGACAGGCTAAGCATTTTAGCCTTCGCTGCCTCGACATCCTTTTTATCCTCAAGGCCGTTGAGGCGTTCGCTGGACAGACGGCTGACCACAGCAACATCGAGGTTTGAATCATCCGAGTTATTGATCCTAGAAAACCGAAATGCTGGCACCAGGTGAAGAGTGCTATCCTCATCGTTCTCAACAATATCACCACAAGGCGTGCCCGTGGTTTTGACAAACGCATAAAACGACGCCATTGCTGAGCCCCAGGAAGCCGCCACGAGTTCGGCGATCCTCTTGGAGTAGTTCTCTGGCGGGATGGTTTTAGCGATGGCAGTTTCATACTTCGAAGAGATTTCCGACCAACGTTTGGTTGGCGTAAGTTCAATTGTCCAATTGATCGAGTGACACTTGTCCACGTCGTTGACCGACAGCATGTCCGTTCTGATGAAGTCCGAGTAGAAGCTGCCAAGGTAGAGACTGTCCCACGTTGATTTGGTGCTTAGCCATGACCAGATTCGTGGGTATTTCGACAGCAGGATCTGTTTCCAGTTCGACCGGAAAGGGAAGGCGTGGATGACACCCCATCCCAAGTTGAGTGGTGATCTTCGTTCCAGAACCCACGACGGCATCTCTTGGCACATGGCCCCCCACACGATCTTGAAGGTTGCAAGGTCTGCTATCTTGGTCTTTGCCCACACCGACTGAACGAACGATTCTCCTTCTGGTGGCAGTGCGCAGGAGATCTCACCCTTCCTTGTGAACTCAAGATGTGCCAACGGCTTGTTGATGTGATCTTCGTTTTGGACGTAGTACTCAGGCGTTATCCCCGGGCATTTGGTGAACGTTTTCGAGAAGACTTTGTCATTGATAAACCGGAAGTCACGGATTGATCCAAACGATATTCCGTGTAGCACGTCCGCAACTGACCTGGAGATGTGGACAGGCAGCGGAAGAGCGTAGATGACCCGCCACACGTTTTCGAGCCCAACTGTTCCTGGGGTACAGAAGAACGGGTACTTCCACCGTTCACCGGACAGCGCCCACAGCTCCTTGTCTCCAGACTGTTTCCACTTCATGAGATGTGGATGATTCCAGAGGATGCCTTTTCCGGTTCGTCAGAATAAGCTGACGGGATCTCATTCATCAACAGGTACGTCACAGCGTCGAAGATGTGTTTGTGAGGGTTCTGCGGATCGATCATGTCTGAATTCCCGTAGGGATCATTGGATTCCATGAACGAAAGCATGTCGATCACGTTCGTGCATTTTGCACTGACGTAGATCACATTGTTGTACAGAGCCCTCTTCAAGAGGTTGACGCGCCTTGAAACCGATCCGGCTCCTTTCTGTACAGGCAAAAGGTTTAACTTACCCTCTGAAATTTTGTACAGGACCATCGCTTCACTGGCGTCGGCGGCAGACAAGTACCTCGTGTTTGCCGCGTCAGCCCAAGACCGCCAATTGATCACAGCATTCGGATCCTTCTTCTTGGCCAATTTCTCCCAGAACTCCATCTTTTCTAGGACAATCCTACCAAACTCCTTCGTGGAGAAGTTCTTACCGGTGATGACGAGTTCGTCGAATATGTCGAACACGAACGACTTTCCGAACGGCCTCTTTGCAGACATGACCATCGCATGGTTTACCGCGTCACCGAGATCCCATCCCATTGGCCTTTCGATGCTTTCAGTGCTCGGCACCAGGATCGTATGCTCGGAAGGGTCGTCTGAGGTGCTGTCTCCAATTACATGGAATGACGGTCGGAACTGGTTCTTGAAGATCCCACCCTTCGAAGATTTCACCCATTGCCCGTAGTAGTAGCGGGCCAAGTCGATAGGATCGGAGGCGTTGTTGTCGTAGATCTCCTGCTTTTCAGCGGCAGTAATGAACGAGTTATCTTCGACCTGGAACCCGATCTCTTGGAAGTCCGGCTTGATGCTTGGAATGTAAACGCCCCCCTTGTTCCGGATGAACGTCTTGTAGATCCAATGGTTCTCACCAGCCCTAGGTGGATTGCAGTCGAGGATGATCTGTCGGCTGGTATGCGGGACATTTGGCAACCTCAACTGTTCAACCAACCTTCTGAAGACAAGATCCGTTTCAAACTTGTCAGCTTCAACAATGTAAATAAAAGAGAACTTTGAATCCTTGAAAACAATTTCAACATCTTGATCATTCTGAAGAGTGTGAAGTTGTGCTTCCGAATAGGTGCCATGACGGTTGGTCATCCGGAAGTACCTCATTTTGGTGTCTGCTTTCATCGTCGGAGCGATGGTGTACTTGGCTCCTATCCCCGACTTGAACCAACCGACCTTTGAGTATTCCGTATCCTCAGATTCCAGGATACCATCTGGTTTAATGATGTCTTCCCAAACCCCTGATCCAACGGCGTTTTTAAGGCCCTTAACCACGATTGCGGCTATTGCCCTATTGTAATCCCATAGGTGTCTAACAAGCTTATTCTGGGCGGCATTTGACTTGGTTGTCTTCCTTGGACCATGAAGCAATATGCATCTGGCTTTGGAATCAAAAACGGTTCTTCCCTTTGCGGACATTGATGGGATCCAAAACCTGTGTCCGTTTTCCTCAATTATTGGCATTGCGTTTTGCTTAGTTGTGGTTCACCGTAATGGCGGATTCATTTATGAACAAGCCTATTAACCTGGAAATAAAGACGACCTATGGTTCTGGAACTCCTGGAATTGAGCTCAGATCAAATAATTCGAAACCCAGATGTTTGTATCCAGAGTTAAGGTTTAGCGAGGAGTTCTACAAAATTCTCAAACCAGAACTGGGAGATTTGAACGTTGGTGACGAGGTGATTATCTCCGAGGTCACCCTTAAAATGAGCAGGAAAACCGAGGATAAAGACGGAGGCACGTTCTGTTTCGACGTGCTGTCGTTCTCCGGGGTGGAGGATGCAGGCGTTTCCGATGATGATGAAGTGGAAGAAATAGACGAAACGGTTAAGATGAACAAACCTGTCAAGAATCAGTATCCGTCCTCCTAAAAATCATGGGCACGTTCATCAAAGCACTCGAAAAAAAGGGGTATTCCCCTGATTTGCTCAAGAAGAAGTTCGAATCGCCTAAAGCTTCTGAACCGAAGATCGATGAACTGATCACTCGGCACATGAACATTCTCAGGACGAGCGTGTCGCAGACTTTCGAGGAGGCCAGGTTGTTCCGTGCTGTTGACATGGCCTACGATGCACCCAAGGATCAGACTACAGCTACCTTCGTTCGGGACCTGATGTCCGGCCAGAAGTCTGCGAAAGAAGTCCATTCTGCTTTGGTGGCTTACGGGTTGAAGGACCTTCTCCGGTTGGATGTATTGATCAATCCGACCACAAAGAAGAGTGAGATTGTAGACATCCCGACATTCTGGGGCATCTTTGTTCCGTTCGTGATGGCCTATGTGAAGTTTCGGTGGGCGAAACTGTCCACTGAGCGGGACACCTACCCAACCTACAAATACGAGCCTGCGGTCCTTTCAAGGAAGACCAAGCTTCAGTGTGATATTGTGACGTCTGCTGTTGAGAGGATGTCATCCAGCATGGGCTACGGTGCAATGGAGACCCAGACCATTCTGCCTGCTTTGCTTTACGGAAAGTCGTTCACGTTCGCGGCTTCGGAGTACTTCACGGAGTCAAGGCCGTACATGGAAGGTGGGGAATTCAAGCAGAAGGTCGTAAAGGAGGGCATTTTGTACGTCTGCCCGCACACTGCCAAGGTGTTTTACGACCGGGCTCATCCACTGTACTCGCTCAACTCTGATACTGGTACGAGGTACGCTGGATACTTTGACATCGTTCGGTATTCGGAAATCAAGAATGACGAGACATTCTGGAACCGAGACAAGATCTCCTACGGGGCAAACACAGGTGGATGGTTCAACTATTCTGGATACGAATCCTACTCTGGATTTTATCCGTGCCAGGCAAAGATCCCCAATCCTTCCGCTTTACTGTCGACAAACCAACGGGAAGAAAAGGGATTCATGTACCAGTCCGGTGACATGGATTCCGGGGTTTCAAGGGCAGTAATTTTCGAGAAGATTGTACCGAAGGACTGGGGTCTGTACGACTACGACCAGCCTGTCTGGCATCGGTTCATTTACGCTGGCGATTCCACTTGTATCCATGTGGTTCCTTTCGCTTACAACCCTTGTGCTGTAACGCTTTACGACTACGACGCTAACCGAGACATCAACGCCTCGTTGGCGCTTGAGCTGATCCCTCATCAGGATCACATCAGCAACCTGATGTCGCAGTACCTTCTCGCGGTTAAGAGCAACCTGGCGAACCTAATCTTGCTGGACAAGAACGTGATTTCAAAGGAGGATGTTGATAAACTTCAAAACAAAGGTCAACAGTTCTTCAATGGTTTGAATTTCCTGCGAGTTGACAAGACAAAGATTGGGTACGGCGGTTCTGCTGATACCCGGTCTGCGGTCGATAAGTTCCGGTTCGACATGTTGGACACAGGTTCCATCTTGGTTGCGATAAACACCCAGATCCAGATTATGGAACGGTTGTTGGGGTTCACTCCGCAGGAGGTTGGGACATCGGCGACCCACGAACAGTCGGCAAAAGAAGTAACCATTGTCCAAGGGTTCGCGTCGACCAGAACCCAGTTCACCGGTGGATTCATCGATGCTGCCAGGTTTGCCCGTAAGCGGTCGAACTACGAAGCCCTGATGGAGTACGGATCAAGCGAGATCTTGGCCGAGGTTGCGGTGTCCAATGATGCCGACCAGAAGACGCTGGAGGACATCGGATTTAAGGTTGGAGAGCAGATTCCAGGTTCCGATCTTCGGGTCGTTACCGGGGATACTTCAATGCTTGACCTGGACGGTTTCGCGTCTAGCCGGGATGGGGACAAGCGGATTGTGGAGGATCGGGTTGGTGTGGCGATGATCCAAGCGTTCACGGTGGTAGCGCAGAACCCGGCCTTGCTTGAAGCTGTTGGTCCACAGAAGCTTCTTGAACGGTTCAATGACTCTTTGGAATACCTCGGAGTCCCGAAAATGTGGCGGTTTATTGATAAATCGGATGAAAAGGAAGCGAAACCCAAAGTGACCGCTGAAGAGGTGGTGAAGATTGTCAAGGCTGGCATGGAAGAGGTCGAGAAGCGGATTGCCGGCGGGATCAAGGAGGGAGTCGTGGACCCGCTCGCCAAGGCCAACCAGGCGACCCAGTCTGTGATCGGTGGGATCGGGCAAGAAGTGGCCAAGGTCACCGCCCAGGTTGCTGATCAAGGACAGGCGTTGAGTCAGGTGATGCAATTCCTGCAATCGATAGGTCAGCCACAGCCACAGCCACAGCCGCAGCCCATGCAGCAGCCGCAGATGGAACCTCAGACGCAAGATCAGATTAACGCCCAAGCTATTCCGATTGCTCAACAAATCATTCAAAATGTTACTGGCGCGGCATGATTGAACCGAAAGCACTCAGCGAAGAAGCAAAAAGAGAGATCGGTTTGATGATGGTCAGCAAGCCGATGATCAATCTGATTGATTCGGTCAAGGCTCAGTTGTTACTGAAGCGACTTGAAATCGGGCAAATCATTGCCGACCGAGCTGACTGGGTATTGTCCGGCAACAACGTATCCATGGAACCGTCCCTGCGAATCCCGCTTGGAAAGGTTCATGAGATGCAATGCTTTCTTGGTGTACTTAATGAAATAACCGAAACAGGTGATCTGATCCAGCCAATTACATGAACAATCCAGAGGTTCCTCCAATCAACGCTCCAGCAGCTGCTCCTGCTCCAACCGTTCCTGCAACCCCGGCGGTTGATCCAGCACCGGCTACACCCGAACCACCATACATCGCGAAGCTATTCGATGACGTAATGGGGGTGAAGACCGATCCGAAGAAGGTTGAACCACCTAAGGGGCAAGATCTCAAGGATGTGGTCGATCCTGCCGCCAAGGCTGCTGACCTCACACCAGATCCGGCCAAGCCAGCTGATCCCGAGGTGAAGGCGGATCCGAAGCCAGTCCAGCCAAAGAGGACAAGGGTCGGTCCAAAGCCACGGACAGATTCAGAGATCGTCGCTGTAGCCGCCGCCGCTGCGGCAAAGGCTGTCAAGGAATCCAAACCCGAACCGCCACCACCGGTGCCGGTAGCTGCTCCAAGTGAACCGGATATCCCGGAGATGTTTGCTCGGAAGGCGGAAGTGTTTCGTGCGTTGGCCGATGTCGATCCAGAGAAGTACGGTAGCGGTCGGATCCAAAAGATCCTGAAGAAGTCGGCCAGCGACATCCAAGCCTACGCTCAAGCGTATTCCAGAGAGAACGGTGGCAAGCGATTCAACCCGAGTGACCCGGAGCATTCCGAGGCAATCGAGGAGCTGTCTCCGAACATCGATGAGGAGGACATGGTGGCTGCCCGAGTTTCCGTTCAGACGGCCAAAGCGGTCGAGGCCCAGATGAAGCCGATCCGGGAGCAGATGGATTCCAGGAAGAAGCAGGAGGAGCTTGCCCAGATCGTTGAGGAAACATCCAAGGTTGCCAGATCTTCAGCTGTCCGGGTATCTGAGACTGTCATTTCCGGGCTGGATCCTGAGATTGCGTCCGCGATCATGGATGAGGGGAAGTTCAATGACTTCAAGAAATCCAACCCCGGCCAAGCGAAGATCATCACCGATGCATCTGAAAGGTACTTGCCGCTCGTTTACAAGGCAGTTCAGATGATGTCTCCTGGCGGCGAGAAAACAATCAATGCGGCCAATGACCCGCTTCGGGATGCTGTGTTCAGCAATCTGTTGCCGGCCGTGGACAAGTACGCGATGTCTGGACCAAACGAAGGTATTGACGATAAAGGTCGGGCCTACCTTCCGCTGTCAGAGTTTGCCGAACTGTCTGCTTCCGAGGCTAAGAATCATTGGACACTTAACATTGGATTGGTGGAGTTATATGCGGCTGAAGCAATTAAACATGAGATTGCTGCTGCAAACGCGGCCCTTGAAAAGCAGATCGCGGATATGGGTTATGTCAAGAAGGGTTCAGTAAGCGCACCAAAGACACCTCCAAAAGAGGACAAACCGCAAACTATTGCCACAAAATCAGCATCTCCGTCAATTTCCAGTGGTGGCCCAACTATCGTTTCTGGAACGCCAGCGATTTCTAGCAAGAATGTTTACGACAAAATGTTTCAAGGAGCAATGGGTGGAGCATAGTTATTCCAGATAGAGATAACTACAAGCTTCACAATATGGCAACGGCAGATCTATTTCAGAAGTGTGTTCCGGCGGTAGCGCTGGGTCGTCAAAACTGCGGGGCGTTCACGGAATTCGACATCAGTCCAACTGGTGCCGGTGAGCTGGACGACATCTACAATGACGCGGAAGGCAAGTTCCGGGTCCTAGGTGGAATCATCCAGGCTGATCTGGAAGGCAACATGTGCCAGATCCGCCAGAATTCGCTCGCTACACTCATTGAAGCAACCTCGCGTCCGATGGATACGAGGAAGCTGAACTTCGACAATCTCCCTAACTCAAACAAGGAGATTCGTCCGTTCGTGATGATTGGTAGGAATGGCCCGATCAACAACAACTATTGGGACATTTCCGCCGGAGCTCCGTCGGCAGCTTTTACCCCTCCCGCGCTTCCTGTCCCCGCCGCCGCCCCTGATCCGGCTTTGGGTAACTACACCTACAGTTTCCGGGCGGCTTCACAAACCGGAATTCCTCCGTCCATTGATTGGTTCCCGCCCCGTTCTGTGGTGATGATCACCAGCCAGACGGGTGGCGGTTCCACTACCCGTACCAACTGGAAAGTGATCCAAGCGGTCGCTTCCTCGACGTACGTTACGGTTTACGCTGTCAGCCAGAACGCGAATGCGGCCTTGGTTGCCAACCGGACCGCCTACCCTGCTTCTGGCGTCGGCATTCGTAGCACCCCTAACGTGGACAGCTACGAAGCGTATTGCAATCAGATCCCGTCCTTGAACACTAGGCAAATGTACCCGGCGTTCTTTGGTGAGACGCGGGTCACGTGGTGCATGGATGATCAGGTTGAGAAGTATTACTCGGCGCTCAGGGCCGGTAATCCGTTCTTCAAGGAGTTCGGAGAAGTCGATTCCGTCATGCGGAACAAGCAGGTCTTCGAAGACTTCAAAAACCGTGAGGTCCATTCCTTCTTCTTTGAGAAAGCTCTCCCGAACCAGGACATCAACAACTGGGGTCTGTTGGAACCGATCACGTCCATTGATGGATCGTTGGTCACCAACTACCTGAACTTCCCCGGCATCTTCGGTAGGAACATGGGTCGTCGTGCGAATCCTGTTGGTATTTACGAACAGCTGGCTTCTTGCGGGTCTGTCATTGATCTCCAAGGTATTGTGCTCAACCTACCTGAGTTGTTTGAGCGGTTCTACCTTATGAACCGTGTTCGTAAGGACAACGGGAATACTTCCAACGTCATCGAGGTTGTCACGGATAGTGCATACGCCATCAAGCTCCGTCAGGGGCTGTTGCGGTACAAGAAGAACCGGTTCGAAGGATTGCTCCAGGTCAACGAGCCGATCAACAGTCTTCAGTCCGTCAAGACGAAGCTTGGCTTCAACTTCGTGGACATCGAGCTTGACCGTCCCGCTGGAGTCATTCTCCGCATTGTCACTTCTGAAGCCTTGGACGATTGGCTGGACGCCCACAAGCGTGCGGCTGGTGGCATCAGTAACAGCGGCCGTCTCCTGCTCGCTCTTGACCTTGGCAACTCGATCTACAAGTCCGTAATCGAATCGGCCACGGTGATGCACAAGTCGGCCAACATCGATCAGATGGCCGCCATCAATGGATCTGCTTTCTGTGCGGTTAAGCTCCCGGAACGGTCCATGAAGATCATGACTACCAAACGCGCTTACGTTGTGGATTGCCCGTTGGCTTCCCTCTGGATTGAGGGTATCGCCGACCTTGTGCCGGAACATTGCGGCGCTTCTGGTAATGCGTTGGATCTCGGTGGAGCTGTCTAATAGCCATGGCTGATTCATTCATTCCGGGTCCGGGTCTGCCGGCATGTACTCCGCCATTGTCGGCGGCCCTCCCGGTTTGTTCGCCCCCTCGCATCTATGTGACCGGTCCGCCTCCACACTCCATCATTCGCGGTCAGACCGGGGTGCCTTATGTGTACCAGTTCATCGATGCTGGTGGGGCGCCCATTGCGTCTTGGACGTTTTCGGGTTTGCCTGGATGGTTGACCGAGGTTGCGGATGGTCGTTTGGCAGGAACCCCTGTAGCGGCTGCTCCGGTGGTTACGTTTGACGTCACAGCGACCACTTCCTGCGGGTCGACTCAAACGATCACTGCTTCAATTGTGGTCTATTAACTTGGATAACGGGGCCAGGGCCATTGTGTTCTGGCCCCAATCCAAACTTTTCTTTTTCAGTTGTTAGGTAGTGTAAGATTTGTAATTTCCAGATAAACCACCTAGAGTATGGCTGACAATTTTCTACCGTTACCCGCCAGCTTGGCTATGGGTTGCACGTTTACTTCTCAGACAAACGTCTGTGTAGACAGCACTTGTGTTCCTGCTGCCCCTACCATTTCAACTACGACGATCACCTCGGGTCAACGTTGTAATTTGTACGGCTTTAACGTGGTTGGATCCGGTGGTGGAACTTGGTCGGCGACCGGGTTGCCTGCCGGATTGACCATCAACTCTGTCAACGGATTGATCAGTGGTCGGCCGACTGCTGCTGCCGCGACCTATTCGGTTACGGTTACTCTATCGAACGGCACGCTTCCGGACGCTACTGCTGTACTGAGTCTGGTGATCTCGGCCTCTGTTGGTCCGACGGTTGTCAGTCCTCTTACTACGCTTCCGACAGCTGTCGATGGCACTCCTTACTCTCCGGTCTTGGTCTCTTGGATTAATCATCTGGCGGATGGAACCATGACTGGTTTGCCAGCCGGGTTGATTTTCACTACCAACAGTGGCGGTGGTGATGGTGTAATTTCTGGAACTCCTACCGTCAACGGATCGTTTACACCGGCGATCACTTTGGTGGACCGGAATGGGTGCGCTCAGGACGGGACTGCTAGCTGGACAATGAGTGTCAGTTCGTCCGCTGGTGTTCGGACACACTATCGTGGCAACTGGGCTGGAGTTGTTCCAGGGTCCTTCGTTGCCGGTGATTTTATCACGCCTTCTGCCACGTTCGAGGCTGGCTCGTTCGCATTCGCTGTTCTTGGCACCAGGAACGGAACCTACGTCTTCCCGCCCCAAGTTGGCGTGGTGGACATTTACCAGGTCTTCTGGTTTGCTGATTCTCTACTCACTGGATCCCCGTCATACACGCAGTCCGGGTTCCCAGTTGTTCTAAACCCTGGCGTCAACACGCCGTACCAGTCGCTCACGATTGGCGGTATCGCTGGCAAGGTTTACGTCACGGCAAACACCAACAATGGTGGGTTCACAATGACGGCTACTTAAAGGAAAATCGTTCGGATTATACAAACCTCCATCATCAACCTGATGGAGGTTTATTGGTTTAAATGAAGAAAGTTGTGACATGAATCTGAATCCAGAATGTTACCCCCTCCATCAATAACCAACATCGTTATGTTGTGGGGTGCCGCCAACACTCCTGCAGTAGCTGTTTACAACCCAGCGAATGGTATTCCTTTTGTTGTTTCAACGAGCCACGTAGGTGTCGGAAATCTTCTTACTGCAAAAACAACGAACGGTCAGACTGTTCCTGTTTCACCGATCAGTGTTCCGTACACTGACCAATCGGGGTCTCCAGCAACCAGGTTGGAGTCGCAGTATCCGATGTACACACCGGAGTTCAACCAGCCTGAGATTCCTGGTTTTCCTGGTTCTGTCTCTGACATTCGATTTCAGCTTTCGTTGGTTCCGTTTTACAGCAGCAGTTTTATCTTTAACCCGATACCGGATAATGAGATTCAAAACTGCACAATGTGGGTGTACTTTTTCCAAAGATCAACGTGGTCGTGGGCGGTCTCTGGTGCAAACACAAACTCAATTGTATCTCTGGCCTTTCAGGAGGCTGTGCTTGGCGGTGATTCTTCAAGCCCGGTTTGGGCTGTCAACAATACAACCGGTGTTGTTTACTACCTAGGATCTTTAGCCGCCCTTCATCCGAATGGATACAATGGGCTAATTCATCGCATTTATTTCGACAACGTACCACAACCTACCATGCCAGCAGGATACCCAGCTTCGTACCCGTACCCAGTCCCGATTCCATCGACTGGTGTAATGCCAAACGGCACCCAAGTCGTGACCGGGCCAGTGAATGGTTCGGCCTACAGTGATCCTCCTAGGATATGGGCCACGATGGTTGGTGGCGGTTACCAGTGCCGAGCCAATGTGGCTGACAGGAATGGCATCAACGCCAATGCTAGGATCCACGGGATGCAGGTGTTTGTGATGGACACCCAAATCACCTACCGGCTTAACTCTGACCTCACAACGTGGACGACTCTAGCTATATGAAAATGTTTCACAAATTCCTTTTATTGGTTCTCTTCGGGTTTGGTCTGCGTGGGCAGACGGTTCCTGGATCCTACCCGTACCCAGTTCCGTTCCCAGCGAGCGGCGTTCCACCGATTGGTAGCCAAGTCATTACCGGGCCTGTGACCAGGTCTGCTTACAACGATTCGGGTCCAGCGGTGTGGGATGCTTGGGTTGGAGGTGGGTACCGGTCGGTTAGC